CCTTGCATCCCTCTCATATCAATTGATTTATATCCTTGTCCGAATTGTCGGAATAATGTCCTAATCTTTCCCAATAGTGTCCAAACCCCAGTCGGTGAAGATAAAGGTAAAACCTTCTAAAATTAAATTGAAAGTTAGGACAAGACCTTGCAGTTCTCAGTATGCGAGATTTAAGTCGTACTGAACTCAATTCAGTTCGACTTATTCATACTTAATCACATTAAATTATACAACATGCTCCAGAAGTTTACAAGGCTTTAACAAAAAAACTAGTCCGCAAGAACCGCGGATCATACGGTTCTAAATATAAATTAACATCGCTGAGTGGCCATGAAGCGGTGGAGGTTACATAGAAGTTCCCAAAACGGTGATAACGATCGTTTTAGGAGCGCCGATGAACCACCACCTTAGTTTCGTGCGCCCATTTTAACGAACTAGGTCTGTGTCCATCGGATGCAGACCTTCCTTTTGTTTCCTCCGCCGCTGAATTCTCAGCAAATCAACGGAGGAATCTGTTATGTCAAACCAAGTAAATCAGAGCCAAACCCGTATCTACAAGATCTACCTGCCCCATGACAAGCAGTGGGTCGAAGTCACCGAAGCGCAGTACTATTCCTACTATCGCGAAATCTGGGCTACCAGAAAACGTGCACAGGCGCATCATCAATGCATGTGCCCAAAGGACAAGCATTGGCTGTGCGACGGCGACTGCCTCATCTGTAAACTCCACGCACCGGGGGACAACCTTTCACTTGACCTTACATACCAAAATAGCGACGGCGAGGAGTTCTCCATGCTGGACAAGCTTGCCGATCCAAGTGCAAGCATCGAAGATGTCGTTACCGACCAGATCATGTTGGACATGCTGTTTCAGCGTCTCGCAGAGATCATGCCGGAAGCCCGCCTTATCGGTGACCTGCGTATGGCCGGTCTGTCCGATGCGGAGATTGCTGATAAAATCGGTATCCCACGTACTACATTTCTTTCCCGCCTGAAAAAGGCGAAGGAACTCTTACAACGCGAATACCCGGACCTATTCTAAATTCTACATCTCCGGCCGTCCCCTAAAACGGTCGGAGATATTTTTTTCAAAATACTTTCGTTTCCTTCGTCAAAACGGCCTCCTCACCTCCAGTGGGTAGTGGAAAGAGCAAAAAACGACAACCGCTCCTTCCAAGGAGGTAAACGAGATGTACGGAACCGATACCCGGACCCACGCTGTAGACGGGGAGCTCATAGAAGTTCTTACCGCAATCAGCGTCGTGTCCAAACGTCTGGCAAGAAAACTGACGATACTTGCCGATCAGAGTCAACACATGGAAGGAGGAGAAGCAGATGAGCAAAATGAGCGAAATGGCTGCGTCTATCGAAGAACTGCGCAGCGCTGCTGCCGCTATTAACAACGTGGCAAATTGGCTGACTGAGGTTTTCAACGCTCATGAATCGGCCGAAGAAGCACCCGCATCAGATCCAGTGCTGACGCTTGAAGAAGTAAGAGCTGTACTCGCGGAAAAGTCCCGCAAGGGCCATACCGCCGAGATTCGCTCACTGCTTCACAAGTTCGGTGCAGATAAGCTCTCACAGCTTGACCCTGCCAACTATAAGGCGCTGCTTGCCGAGGTGGAGGATATCGGGGCCCCCGAAGAATCCACAGATTCTTTGGGGAGAGGAGGAGCAGCGGAATGAACGAGCTTTCGTGTTTTCACGGAAGCGAGCGATATGAAGCTTGCGACGACGAGATGCCACCAAAAGGACATGCAACTCTCTCCGCATCAAGTGCTGACCGCTGGCTCCATTGCCCGCCGTCCGCACGGCTTTGTGAAAGCTACGAGGACAAGGGTAGCGACTATGCCACTGAAGGCACCGATGCCCACGCTCTTTGCGAGTACAAACTCCGTAAAGCACTGGGACTACCCACCGAGGACCCGACCGAAAGCCTGACCTGGTTCAATGAGGAAATGAACGACTGCGCCACTGGTTATGCCGCTTATGTACTTGAACAGGTCGAGGCTGCTAAGCTGGTCTGTACCGATCCGGTGGTGCTCATCGAACAGCGCGTCGACTTTTCACGCTGGGTTGAGGGCGGATTCGGAACGGCGGATGCGTTAATTATCGCGGATGGCACCCTCAAAATCTGCGATTACAAGCATGGGCTTGGTGTGCTCGTCCGAGCGGAGGAAAACCCGCAGCTCATGTGTTACGCCCTCGGTGCACTGGAGCTCTTTGACAAAATCTACGACATCGAAACGGTCAGCATGACCATCTACCAACCGCGTAGAGACAACGTCAGCACCTATGAAATATCCAAGGATAACCTGTACCGCTGGGCTGACGAAGTCCTAAAGCCCACCGCTGAGCTTGCTTTCGCTGGTGACGGCAACTTTCTATGTGGTGAGTGGTGCGGCTTCTGCAAGGCAAAGAATAACTGCCGTGCCCGCGCTGAAGCGAATCTTGCTCTGGCACAGTATGAATTCAAGCTTCCGCCGCTCCTTACAGATGAGGATATTGAGGAAATCCTCTCGAAGGTGGATGAGCTTGTCTCGTGGGCCTCGGACATCAAGGAATACGCCCTGCAGCAGGCAATCAGCGGCAAGGAATGGGCCGGCTGGAAGCTGGTCGAGGGCCGTTCCAACAGGAAATACGTTAACGACACGGTTGTCGCCGATGTCGTCAAGCACGCAGGCTTCGATCCGTATGAGCGCAAGGTGCTCGGTGTTACAGCCATGCAGAAACTGCTCGGAAAATCCCGCTTTGATGAACTCTTAAGTCCTTACATTGAAAAGCCGCAAGGTAAACCCACTCTTGTGCCGGAGAGCGATAAACGTCCGGTAATGTCAACGGCAGCAGCCGATTTTAATGAAAATTAAGGAGGACAATCATATGTCTAACAATACGAACAAGGTCAACAACCCCATGAAAGTTATCACCGGTCCCGATACCCGCTGGTCCTATGCAAACGTCTGGGAGCCTAAATCCATCAACGGCGGCACTCCGAAATACAGTGTCAGCCTCATTATCCCGAAGTCCGACACTAAGACCGTCGCCAAGCTAAAGGCTGCCATTGAAGCTGCCTATCGCGAAGGCGAGTCCAAGCTCAAGGGCAACGGCAAGACCGTGCCGCTTCTGGCCGCAATCAAAAACCCGCTTCGTGACGGCGACGTCGAGCGCCCTGATGATCCGGCTTATGCAAACGCTTACTTCATCAATGCCAACTCCACGACAGCACCCGGTATTGTAGATGCTGATCGCAACCCCGTTATCACCCGCTCCGAGGTGTACTCCGGAGTGTACGGCCGCGCCAGCATCAATTTCTATGCCTTCAACAGCAACGGCAACAAGGGTATTGCCTGCGGTCTGAATAACCTGCAGCTCATCCGCGCCGGCGAGCCTCTTGGCGGCAAGACAAGCGCAGAGAATGACTTCGCGTCCGACAACGACGCCGATTTCCTGTCCTGATGGAGGTGGCTGACATGTCTGAAATTCAAAGCATGATGCTTTCCGTGTGTTTCGGAGCCACTGTTGGTTACTTAATCGGAAACCTTGTGGGGATTATCATCTTCGCCGTAGGAGAGTTCAAAGAAAAGCGCCGCAAACGCCAGAAAGCCGAGGATACTTCCATCAAAACGGAGTAAACACGCGGCGGCAGGGACTCGCTCTCTGCCGCCCTTGTTTCCATGAAAGGACAATCCTATGAAAACACTCTCTATAGATATTGAAACCTACAGCAGCGCACCGCTCTCCAAATGCGGTGTTTATAAATATGTAGAGGCTCCTGACTTCGAGATTCTTCTGTTCGGTTATAGTGCTGACGGTGGTCCTATTCAGGTCATTGACCTTACCTGCGGGGAAAAACTCCCACATGAAATCACAACTGCGCTAACTGACGAGGCTGTAACGAAATGGGCCTTCAATGCCAATTTCGAACGTATCTGCCTCTCCCGCTTCCTAGGGCTGCCGACTGGTGAATATCTCGACCCGTCTCAGTGGCGATGCTCAATGGTATGGACTGCGACGATGGGTCTGCCGCTGTCGCTGGAAGGTGTAGGTGCAGTGCTTGGGCTCGAAAAGCAGAAACTCACCGAAGGCAAAGACCTCATTAAATATTTCTGCCAGCCCTGCATCCCCACAAAATCCAATAGCGGTCGCACTCGTAATTACCCGTATCACGCGCCGGAAAAATGGTTGGCTTTCAAGAAATATAATGCCCGCGATGTGGAAACGGAAATGTCCGTTCAAGAGAAGCTCTCTAAATTCCCGGTGCCAGATCGCATATGGGATGAATACCACTTCGATCAGGAAATAAACGACCGTGGCGTCGCTCTGGATATAACGCTGGTCAAGCAAGCCATTGACATGGATAGTAAGTCTCGGCAACAGCTCACTACGGCTATGAAAAAGCTGACCGAACTGGATAATCCAAACTCTGTGCAGCAGATGAAGCAGTGGCTTGCTGATAACGGGCTGGAAACAGATACGCTCGGTAAGAAAGCTGTCACAGAGCTTTTGAAAACCGCACCAGAGCCACTCGGACTTGCTCTCTCCCTTCGGCAGCAGCTTGCCAAATCGTCGGTGCGGAAGTACCAGGCGATGGAAGCCGCCGTCTGTGCCGACGGTCGTGCTCGCGGTATGTTCCAGTTTTATGGTGCCAACCGAACCGGACGATGGGCAGGCAGACTCATTCAAATGCAAAACCTGCCGCAGAACCATCTTCCCGACTTGGAGCAGGCCCGTGCCCTTGTACGCTGCGGAGATTTTGATGCGCTGGAGCTTCTGTATGAAGATGTACCGGATACACTCTCACAGCTTATTCGTACCGCGTTTATACCACGTACTGGCGCGAAGTTCATAGTTTCTGATTTCTCGGCAATTGAGGCCCGTGTTATCGCATGGCTGGCCGGCGAACAGTGGCGTCAAGATATCTTTGCCAAGGGCGGCGACATTTATTGCGCCAGCGCCAGCCAGATGTTCAAGGTTCCGGTTGAGAAACATGGCGTCAACGGCCACCTGCGTCAAAAAGGCAAAATCGCAGAATTGGCGCTCGGTTATGGCGGTTCTGTCGGTGCACTGAAAGCGATGGGCGCTCTGGAAATGGGACTAACCGAGGACGAGCTTCCTCTGCTGGTTGATGCGTGGAGGCAGGCTAACCCGAATATCGTGAAGTTTTGGTGGGATGTTGACCGGGCTGCGCTTGAGGCTGTCCGGAACAAGCACACCAACATCTCGCATGGCATTGTGTTCTCCTGTCAGAGCGGGATGCTCTTTATCACGCTGCCTTCCGGCCGGAGGCTTTCATATGTGAAGCCGCGCATCGGCGAGAACAAGTTCGGCGGACAGTGTATCACCTATGAAGGCGTCGGCAGCACAAAGAAATGGGAACGCCTCGATTCCTACGGTCCAAAATTCGTGGAAAACATTGTGCAGGCCACATCGCGCGACATTCTTAGCTATGCCATGCAGACACTGCGGAACTGCTCTATTGTCATGCACATACACGACGAAATCGTCATTGAAGCCGACCCGAGTGTGTCTCTTCAGGCAGTCTGCGAACAGATGGGCAGAACACCGCCGTGGGCGAAGGGACTTCTGCTCCGTGCTGATGGGTACGAAACAAATTTCTATAAAAAAGACTGATTATTTTCGTCAAAAGCGGGCTGTCACCTCCAGTGGTTAGTAAATACGGGCGATGACAGCCCGTCGAGAAAGGAGGCTCACGATGAGTATCGATATACGCAATAGCGAAGGTTATCCTGACCCAACCGCCTACGAAGCCTTGTTGCTAATCGAGAAAGAGGAACGCGCACTCCGCGCATTCCGGCCAATTGTTTATATCTGTTCTCCCTATGCGGGAGACATCGAAAAGAATGTAAAAGCAGCGCGGGATTATTGCCGTTTCGCTGTGGACAAGGGGTTCATCCCGGTCGCACCACATCTGCTTTTCCCGCAGTTCATGGACGACACCGACCCGAAGGAGCGTGAACTGGGATTATTCTTTGGAAATGCCCTTATGAGCAAATGCTCCGAAGTGTGGGTGTTCGGCAGCGTTATCTCTCCCGGCATGCAGGTAGAGATCAAAAGAGCCAGGTGGAAAAACTACCGCCTGCGTTACTTCACAGAAGATTTGGAGGAATTACAAGATGTTTGCAATCACTGAAGGTATACGCCGCATCGGCGGCATTGAAGTTCCTACTTATAAGCGCGAAATCGTAAGCGCCAATGTTCTCGAAGTCGAAGCCGGCACGAACGGCTATCAGGGCGGCGATGCAGGACATGGCAGCCGTACTTATTTTCGCATTGAAAATGAAGGCGGCACAGATATTCAGGTGCGCCCACTTGGCCGTTATGGTGATGAAGGTTTCGAAGTTACCCTCGGCGGCGACTGTGAGCTCGAAACAATCATCACTGCGCTCAAATTCATCTCCAAGGTTCTGGAAGATGGCGCAAAGGAGGTACACGACTGATGTTTACCCTGTATAGTGCCGATATCATCGGCAACCCCGGCAACTGCTCCTATCCCAATAAAACTGAGGTTACGGATAAAGACAGTCTGCGGGCGGCAGTTTGCCACGACTATGTCTGCGCTGAGTACAAAAACAGCTACCGAAGTGGCGATAACTTCCTCGGTTCGGACTGCCTTCCGGTCGACTGTGACAACGACCACTCAGAGAACACTGCCGATTGGGTCCTGCCGATTGACGTCGCCGCCGCATTTCCGAATGTCTGCTTTGCAGTCCATTACAGTCGTTATAACATGCGCGAGAAAAACGGAAAGCCCGCCCGGCCGAAGTTCCATATTCTTTTCCCAATCACACACATGACCGACGCGATTGCTTACAGCGACATGAAGAAGCTGGTCAACTCAATCTTTCCGTACTTCGATAACAAGGCGCTGGATGCGGCACGTTTCTTCTTCGGCACCACTAATGTCGAGGTTGAGCTCTTTCCCGGCAGCATGAATTTGACCGAATTTCTGGAGAACGACGACTTTGACGCGGATATAGCTGGCGGCTATGGGGCCAGTCTGATAATCCCAGAAGGCAGCCGCAATGCCACCATGTCACGTTTTGCCGGTCGGGTCATCAAGAAATACGGGGACAGCGCGGAGGCCTACCAATGCTTCCTTGCTGAAGCTGCTAAATGCTCACCGCCTTTGGAGACCTCCGAGCTTTCAACCATCTGGCACAGCGCCCAGCGATTTTACTCCAGAGTACAGCAGCAGGACGGTTATGTTCCACCGGAGGTCTATAACGACGATGCCTCGTATAAACCTGAAGATTTCTCCGACGTCGGACAGGCTGAGGTGCTGGCAAAACACTTCTCCGGCGAGCTGCGCTATTCTCCGGCGACGCATTTTATCCGTTACACGGAGCATTATTGGAAAGAAACCGAGCCTGGTGCGCAGGCGGTCGCCCATGAGCTTACCCGCCGCCAACTTGAAGAAGCGACGAAGGACCTGCTGGCCGCCGCCAAGAAGCTGACCGACTGCGGAGCACAGAGCATCCTCGATACGACATCAAAGGCGAAGGCAGAATCCTTGTTCAATGACACGCAGTCCGAAGCCTATGCTGAGTTTCTCGCGGCTAAAGCATACCAATCCTTCGCGATTCGTCGCCGCGACTCCAAAAACATTACTGCTACGCTGAAAGAAGCACGCCCAATGCTGGAGATCTCCCCGCGTGATCTGGACGCGGACTGTTTTCTCCTCTGCACACCGGAGGCCACCTACGATCTCCGTAAAGGTGTAGCAGGTGCACGGGAACACTCGCCAGCTGACTACATCACCAAAATTACTTCAGTTTCACCCAGCAATAAAGGTGAGCAGCTTTGGCATGACAGCCTTGACCTTATATTCTGCAAAGATCAGGAGCTCATCAATTATGTTCAGATGATCTGCGGTCTTGCCGCTATCGGCAAGGTCTATGTGGAGGCGCTAATCATTGCCTATGGCTCCGGGCGCAATGGCAAGTCTACCTTCTGGAATGCAGTTTCCCGTGTGCTGGGTCTGTACAGCGGCAACATCTCTGCTGATACTTTGACGGTTGGCTGTCGCCGCAATATCAAGCCGGAACTGGCTGAAGTCAAAGGCAAACGACTGTTAATCGCAGCCGAAATGCAGGAAGGAGCTCGGCTCAACGATTCCACTGTCAAGCAGTTGTGCTCCACCGATGATGTTTTCGCAGAGAAAAAGTACAAGGACCCGTTCAGCTTCACTCCCTGCCATACGCTGGTCCTCTACACCAATCACCTGCCGAAGGTCAGCGCTTCTGATGATGGTATCTGGCGCAGGCTAATCGTGATTCCTTTCAATGCCAAAATTGAAGGCTCCGACGATATCAAGAACTACGGCGAATATCTTTATAACAACGCCGGTGAGAGCATTCTGGCATGGATCATAGAAGGTGCTCAAAAAGTTATCGCGCTGGACTACAATATTCCCGTTCCGGCATGCGTGCAGAAAGCAATTGATGAATACCGGGCGCAGAACGACTGGTTTGGCCATTTTCTTGACGACAAATGTGAGCTTGATGCCAGTTTCCGTGAAAGCTCCGGTGCCTTGTATCAGGCGTATCGAAATTACAGCATCGATACAAACGAATATGTCCGCAGCACTGCAGATTTTTACTTCGCATTGGAGAATGCAGGTTTTCAACGGGTAGTCAGCAAAAATAAGCGTTATTTCAAGGGCTTGCGGCTCAAAAAAGACGACGGCGATTTTGAAGATTTTCTGACATAACAGCATAAATGGTTAACCTCTACGACCTCTCCTACTGGAATTTTTCTTAGAGCTATAAAAAATCATACAAGAAAAAGTTTATGTGGAGACATCGGAGAGGTTAACCCAGACAGTTGAAAAGGAGCAAAATATGCAGTTTAACACATGGCTTAATAAAAAATATATCGAGGATGATTCGCCAAAGGGCGACCTTGCCCGGGATATCAAATCTGATGGTTTCTATTTTCCAAAGCAGGGCCGCCATGACAGAGTTCGAAAGTACCTCATCTGCCGCAACGCGAGTGAAATATGTCTTGATGCCTTTGAGGAATGTTGGGAGGAATACGAAGAATGCGAGAAAAACAAATTGAATCAAAACTAAAACAAGAGGTAAAAACGCTGGGCGGTATCGCTCTTAAATTTATGAGCCCAGGTCTTGATGGTATGCCGGATCGCATCGTACTTTTACCGGGTGGCTGCATGGCCTTCGTGGAAGTCAAGTCTCCAGGAAAGGCGCCGCGCCCTTTGCAGGAAGCCAGTCACCGGATGCTGCGAAAACTGGGATTTAAGGTTTTTGTGCTGGACGACGCCGAACAGATTGGAGGGATTCTTGATGAAATACGAGCCACATAACTACCAGACTTATGCCATCAATTACATCGAGACACACCCCATCGCGGCAGTCCTGCTGGATATGGGCCTTGGCAAAACAAGCATCACACTGACCGCAATTCTTAACCTGTTGTTTGACAGCTTTGTGGCTCATCGCGTTCTGGTTATTGCGCCGCTGCGTGTGGCACGCGATACATGGCCTTCCGAAATTCAGAAATGGGACCACCTGTCGCTACTGACCTATTCCGTTACGGTTGGGACTGAAGCGGAACGCAAAGCGGCGCTCCTACAACAGACAGACATCTGCATCATCAACCGGGAGAACGTCCAGTGGCTCATCGAGGACAGCGGCGTACCCTTTGACTTCGATACTGTGGTGGTCGACGAGCTGTCTTCCTTCAAAAGCTATCAGGCAAAACGCTTCCGGGCATTGATGAAAGTCCGTCCGCGCATCCGCCGCATTGTAGGACTGACCGGCACCCCTTCTGCGAACGGCCTTATGGATTTGTGGGCTGAATATCGGCTTCTGGACATGGGCCAGCGCCTCGGTCGCTTTATTGGACAATACCGCACCAACTACTTCATGCCGGATAAGCGGAACGGCCAGATCATCTACTCCTATAAGCCGCTGCCCGGCGCGGAAAAAGCAATCTACAGCAAAATCGCGGATATCACCATCAGCATGAAGTCCACCGACCATCTACAGATGCCGGAGCTCGTCAACAGCGAATATGAGGTGCGGCTTTCCGAGGAAGAACAGGAATACTACGACAATTTAAAGGACGATCTCGTACTGCAGCTCCCAGACGGCGATATCACCGTAGCCAATGCTGCCGCCCTGTCAAATAAGCTCTCGCAGATGGCCAACGGCGCTGTCTATGACGATGTTGGCGGAATAGTCCATATTCACGACCGCAAGTTGGACGCGCTGGAGGATTTAATTGAGGCAGCGAACGGCAAGCCAGTGCTTGTAGCTTACTGGTTCAAGCACGATCTTGCCAGAATTTCCGAGCGACTGCACAAACTCCACATTCCTTTTTCCCAGCTTGATACCCCGGAGAGCATCCGCAGATGGAACGCCGGTGAACTGCCTGTGGCGCTGGTACATCCCGCCTCTGCCGGACACGGCCTTAACCTTCAGAGCGGCGGTTCCACCATCATCTGGTTTGGGCTGACCTGGTCTCTTGAGCTTTACCAACAGACCAACGCCCGCCTATGGAGGCAGGGCCAAACTGCGGATACTGTTATAGCGCAGCATATCATCACGAAGGGCACCATAGACAGTCGGATACTGAAGGCGCTCTCCGACAAGGATCGCACACAAACAGCCCTGATTGATGCCGTAAAGGCGGATTTGAAAATTTGATGACAACGAGGGACATTATCCCCAAGACAATCCGTGCCAATCCGAGAGAAATAAAAATTCGGAGGTACAGATTATGAACACACCCTATGAAGACTTGGCAAATGCTATTATCTTGAGAGCCGTTGAGGATTATCGCAAGGCGCTCCGCGTTTTATCTGAACATCCATATCACCGCGATGCACTTCGGGAAAAAAGAAGCATTCTTCGCTTCTTTCACTCTGACTGGTTTTGTGTTTTAACCAACCTTGACCCAGAACTTCTTATCAAGCGTCTTGACAAGGAGGTGGCGGCATGACGGCGAAAGAATATCTCGGACAGGCATATCGCCTCGACCAGCGTATCAACTCAAAACTGGAACAGGTCGCCTCCTTGAATGAACTGGCAACAAAATGTACATCAACACTGACTGGTATGCCTCGC